GGGTTGTGCACCATGCTGAACGAGATCGAGGACGTGTAGCCACGGAACTGCTCCAGTAGAGCAGCAGCCGCGTCAATCGCCTGCGCCTCCGTTGTGACCGTATCGACCCTCTGCTCACTGCTCGGCTTGCGCCCAAACGGGCCATTCCAGAACGTCGGAGAAGAAGAGTCGTTGTCCACAAGGAACACCAGCCCGCCACCAGCGGGGGACTCCCACCGCAGCGGTACGGCGTTGAACTGCTCACGGCGCGAGCGCAAGATGTTCGTTGACACCAGCACGCCGTCTATGCCCGACTCAACAGTCAGGACGGGCGTCTGGGGGCCAATGTCGATCTTACGGATACGCCATGAGCCATCCGGCCTAGCGTGGACCACGGAACCGAGGGACTTGGCGAGGTTAGTCACCGCATCCCAGCGCGAGCCCGTGAACACTGTGCCAGCAGGCGGCTCGACAGCAATGTCGATCCCGCCGTCCACGGTCCATGTGATCGTGTCCCACACCGCAATGTCAACGAGGTCCTGAATGGCCTCCACCGTGGTGAGGGGCTGCTGGCTGATGTCCTGTGGGGCATACGGAGTGACGAGGGAGTAATCCGACACCAGCGAGCCGGGATCGTATGCAACGACCTCCAGCCCTGCCTTACCGAGCGTCTCCCGTGCCTCCTGCACTTGCAGCGTGGCGATGGTGACCCACTCTTCCGTACCGTCGAAGAACCGAATACCGCGCTGTAGGCGCAGCCGGGTGTCGACAGTGATCTGCTTGAGTGGGTCCAGCACTTCCTGCACCTCAGGGACCACGACAAACGTGGCCTGCCGCCAGATGTTGCGCCGACCGTCGATGGTCAGCGTACCTGACGCCACCGCGAGGGTGTCTCCCTCAGAGTAGGTGTTGTTGGCGTTCGGGTTCAGCACAACTACGCGGGTGAGCGCAGTGTGCGACCCCGTGAGAGCGAGTTTGTACTTATCCGATGCGGTAATCATAGTCCCACCGCATCCAACCACTGCCCGCTCTCGGTATCAGCCCACAGTGGAGCTGAATCGCGGAACTCTCCCCACGTCTGCACGTCACCAAGCGGGTACTCCCACACGGCGGCGGGGCGTCCAACCTGCTGCACCGTCAGTGACCAGCGGCGCGAATCCTCAGCCGCTAGGGGTGAGGTGCGTGCCTCAGTAACGTCAGCCACCGACAGGTACATGATCGAGTCGACGCCGTACTCGGCCTTCCAAGGGTTGAAGCCAAGGATGGCCCCGCCCTTGAGGATGTCGAGTAGGGCTGCCCGCTCGGTCAAGTCGAGCGTGATGAGGTTCAGCGTGCCTGACGGCAGTTCGCGGATACCGCTCACCACCACCGGATCGCGCCGCCCCCACACACGCACAACGTCCTGCTGGATGCCGTACTTGAGAGATGGGAACGACTCCACGTTGATGACCATGCCCCCCTTGGGATCGCCAAGGGAGAACACGACATCGCCACCGAAGTCGAACGGGCTGACCGCGACCGGAGTTGCCTCCAGCGTGTCCACCCCGTCCGTGGCCGTGACCCCGTACTCAAGGCTGTAGCCCTGCGGGATCTCGTAGTCGATGACGAGAATCTCGCCATTGACCATGGTGACCTCGTAGCCACCGCGCACCGGGACGGGATCGTTAGACCCCGCCGTCCGATGCACGGTGACCGTCGAGCCAACGTCACTGGTAACGAGAAGCGTCACGCGGCGGTGCTGTTGGTTCGCAATTGCCACGATTGTTGGGACTGAAAGTGCCATTAGATTCTCCTACCGGACAGAACAGTGTCAAGATCGCGGGCCGAAGCCTCGGTCACTTGCACATCGACAATATCGCGCAACTCTTGGTCACCGATGAACACCTTGACCACCGGAGTGCTCGCACCATCGGCCCCCAGATCAGGAACCGTGACCCCCGCCATGCGGAAGGACGCGGCCTCAATCTGCGACATGGACGAATCCATACCGATAGCCAGACCCTCACCGACCCACGCACCGTACTGCATCATCAACTTAGATGGCGAGTTGATCTGGAGCGCCTTGGCGATGGTCTTGGAGACCGCATCAGCGATGGCCTGAGCCTTCCTGATGAGCGCGGGCTCCTTGGCCTCCAGCCCCTTGATGAGGCCGTCGATCACGCTCTTGCCAACCTTCTTCGGGTTGAAGGGGTTGTCCTTGTCCGTGATCTTCTTGAGAGCCGCAGTGATGGCCGCAGTGATGTTCGCGGCCTCGATAGCGTTCGTCTCCATCTGCTGCTTGAGCAGGCGGGAGTGCTCGTCGGTGCCAGCCTCGACCTCGGCCATCTGAGCCTCAAGAGCCATACGGGTCTTTTGGTACTCAGCCTCGGCAGCCAGAGCCGCAGCCTCAGCCGCAGCCTTCTGTGCGGCCAGCCCGTTGACGATGCTCTGCTGCGCCGCAATCGCGGACGAGAAGAACATGTCGTTGGCCTGACCCTGCACCGAGCCGATGACCGATGCCAGTTCGGACTGGATCGCGTTCACTTCGTCAATGGAATCCTGGCCGGAGTTAGCCAAGTCCGCGACAGCCGCACCAGCGGCCTCAGGGCCAGCAGCCATGAGGTCCTTGATGAGGTCGCCACTGAGCCCCTTGTCCCGCAAGGTTTGCAGGTTCTTCGCCCACTCCTTGAGAGTCTCCAGACGCTCCTTCATCTGCGCCTTGAGTGACTCGGTGCCCTTCTTCTCTGTGAGAACGAAGGAGCCGATGTCATCGAGGCGACGGAACTCCTGCACCACGGTCGAAGCCGTGGACAGGGCGTTGACGAACGAGCGAGCCGAGTCACGGATGCCCGAGAGGAACGTGTCGCGCTCTTGGATGAGTTCCTGCAACTTGTCGTTGGCAGCCTCGTACGCCGCCGTGGCAGCATCCAGAGCCTCGTTGGCCTTCTGGATCATGCCCTTGACGAAGTACCCGTCAGCGCCGATGAACCCTTGGTAGGTGCGCTCGGTCGCGTCCAACTGCTTCTGCAAGCGGCCAGTCTCACCCTCGCGCCACTTCGCCAGTTCGGTCTGAAGCCGCTGGTTCTCCTGCGCCAGTGTGACAAGACGCTGCGTGTCAGCCTGCAAGTTGGCGAGAGCCGCCTTGCGCTGCGCGGCAGCCTTCTTGGCAACCTTCGCGCCGAACAACTTGTCCTCGCCGCCGCCCATGGCGTCGTAGTAACGCCGAACAGCGTCGGCAGCCTGCTCGTAGCCACCGATGATGCTGTCAACATCGGCCTGCCACTCGTCAGCCTCGTTACCGAACTTCATGGCCTTGGACAGTTCGCCCTCAGTGCCGAAGAGACCGGACTGGAGACGGATCAGGTCATAGCGCGCCTCTTTGAAGTCGGCAATGAGATCCTTGAGGCTCTCCAGCCATTCCTTCCACTTAGCGAAGCGGGGGTCATCCTTGCCGCCCTTACCCTTGCCGTCTGTGTCTGGCGTTGGTGTGAGCCCACCCGCAGTAGTAGCCGGGTCAAGCCCCTTGCTCACAACGGTGAGCGTAGGCTCCATCCACTTGAAGCCACTGAAGTTGAACACATTGCTCCACGCGCCAGCAGCGGCGTTGGCAGACTCCACCATCGCGTTACCGGCAGCAAACGCAGCATCCGTAGTGGTGCTCGCCCAGTTCAGGGCAGACTGCTCCGTCTGACGGAGACTGTCACCCCACGACTGTCCGAACGCCTCGCCCACGGTCGCTGCCCAGCCGATGACTGTGGCAACCTTGTCCACCACAAACCCCATGGCGTGCTGCACACCTGAGGAGATAGCCTCCCAGATCACGCGCACCGTGTTGTAGAGTGCCATCCAGTATTCGATCAACTTCGAGATCGCGTACCCGACGACGTTGATCGTCTGCCCAATGAAGTGTGAGATGTTCTTTGATGTGGCAAACGCACCGGCCTTGGCGTCCTTGAACAGGGCGGTGAAGTACTTGCCAACTTGGTCAATCGACTTAGCGATGAAGCTGAAATCGAAAGCGCTGACGAACGTCTCAACCCAGCGCAGAACCGGCTTGATCTTCTCAAGCAGATCCTCGAACGCCTTCGCCATGTTGACGCGGGTGATGTCCTTGAGGTTGTTCAGGATACCGCGAGCAGAGTTGCGTGCCTTCTCAGCGGCGTCCTTGGAACCTTCGCCAATCTTGAGGATGGCGGGGAGGATGACATCGGCAGTGGCCTTGCCCTCCGACACCATCTTCTGAAACTCAGCGGTTGACACACCGATAGAGGCGGCCAACTTGTCGATGCCAATAGAGGCGTTCGCCAACTGCCGGATGTCCTGCGTCAGAGCCTTGCCCTGCGCGTTGATCTGGCCGATGACGTAGCCGAGGTTCTGCACCTGTCCCGTCGTCAGACCGGCAGCAGAGCCGTAGTCGGACATGAACGTTACGAGGTTACGGCGGAGGTCAGTGGCAGTGATGCCGAAGGCGAGCAACTGGCGGTTGGCTTCCAGGATTGTCTCCGTGGGAACCACCGACTCCGAGCCCAACTCCATGAGGAAGTTGACCTCAGCCTGTGCTTCCTTAGCGCTGCCCAGCATGCCCTCATACTGGATCTTCAGCATCTCCATGTCAGCAGCAGCGTCGAGGCCGTTCTTTGCCATCATGCCGACGGCTGCCGCCGTGCCCAGCACTGCCACACCAGCGGCCACCGCAGCGGCAGAGACAGCGGTCAGAGCGCCGGAGAGAAGCATCCCAGCCGCGCCGCCGCCCTTCATGCCACCAGTAAGACCGCTGATGCCTCGCATGGCTGACGAAGCAGCCTGACCCAGACCGGCGATCACGCCGAGGGGGTTGTTGTAGCGCAGGTTCACGAACGCCTGCGACAGGCGCAGCATCGAGTAATTCAGTGCCGTTGTCGGACGCAGAGCACGAGACGCGGCAGCGCCGGTCTTGTTCAGTGCGTCAGCAGCGGCGGCTCCACTGGCCGAAGCACTTGAAGAGCCGCCCCCGCCACCGACGGTACGGTCAATGCGCGAAGAGGTCTCGCGTGACAAGTCCTCCATGCGCTTCAGTTTGGCTTCAAACTGCTTCATGTCAACGTCTGCGGTCACCCAAATGCGACCGACTGACCCACCAGCCATTATTGACTCCTAAGAAAAGTAGCGAACGCAGCGGGTGAGACCGGCTCGGGCTTATTGTCTGCCCTGTCTCCCGGTCGTGGCACCCGCATGGGCTTGCCTGTCTGCTTGGCCCCGTTCGCCCTAGCAGTCAGCAGGTAGTGTGCGTGTAGCATCTCTAGCAGAGATGCCAAAAGTTCTGTGTCTTGATTCCAGCGCGTAGCACCGTCAACAGCGGCCTCCGAGAGAGCTGTGAACATGGTCATGTCCATGTCCAGAATCTCGCTCGGAGGCACGCCGGTCAACACTGTAAGTTCTGCTACGCGCCGCTCGTAGGGGTCGGCTCATCGTCCACCGGGGTGATGTCCGAGGTGCTGTCGATCCACTCATCGAACGAGGCGTTCGAGCCTGACGCGAGGTAGGCCATGCGGTACGCGGCCTCAATGGTGGACTCGATGCCCTTGCCCTTGTTCGACTTCTCAATGGTGAGAATGTGACGGGGCTTGACGGTGTAGACCTCGGTCTTGCCGTCCTCGTACTGAACCTCAAACTTGGTTGCCATGGTGCTCTCCTTATTGTCCGTAGCCTGAAATGAAGTGGGCCGGTCCCCGCTCGTGAGAGACAGGGACCGACCCAGTATTCAGTTGTTATGCAGTTGTGGTGAAACTATTGGGGTTATGCCCACGCCGGATCGTCGGTCAGGATCTCGTAGACCGGCGAGGAGTCGAGGACTCCCCACGTGGTCGGGTACTCGACTGCACCGTTGGCGGTCAGCGAGAAGGCAACCTCGCCCTCCAACTGAACGCGCGGGAACACGTAGCGGTACGTGACCGTGCCGTCGACAAACTCAACGACCATGGCGCGCTCGGTGTTCGTGCCCTTGGTCGGGGGCTCGTACTTGAACTCGCCACCCGTGCCGCTGATCGTGCCGCCGCCGAGGATGAACGGAAGGTTCTCCTTGTTCTACTGCATCAGCGTGAACTCAACGCTCTTGGGCTCGCTCGTCGTAATGACGCGAATCTTGCTACCCTGCCAAGCGTTGAGGTCCTCGGTCTCACGACCGAGAGTGAAGGACACACCGTCCTCCGAGATGTAGCCAGCGTCGATGAACGCTGCATCCAGAGCGGTTGCGACATCTGTGGGGAGCGTGGAGCCGGTCGGTGCGAAATACACGTTGCCGGTTCCTGCAACCCTAACCTCAGTACCATCAAGAGCCATATTTGGCCTCCTTAGTTATTACGTGCGGTGATTGCCACCGTCACTATGTTTCGAGAGCGTGTCGGGGTGAACGCTCCATCTTCAATAGAGAGAATGTCTCGGAGCCTCACAGAAGCCACCGCACCCTCGGGGTACACATCCTCAAGCGAAGCCGCGTGTACTGCGGCCTTCGTTGCCACGCTGATCGACTCAATCGGATCGTTTGAGTGGATGTCAATCGTGACTGTAGAGTCCCACCACTCCATTGAGGGAGGGGCAGTCAGGGAGTGAGACACACCGCGCACCACCGCGAACGGGGGAGCGGCGTCCTCGGGGAACGAGCCACCATACACGCGGCTACCAAGCACCGCACTGACTCCTGGATTTGCGAGCAACTCGCGGACCAGCAGAGCGACTGTATCTACCATCAGACCAGCCCCTTATCTACAGTGTCAGCGGCGCGGCTCAGAGCGGCAATCTGTGGCCTCTCCAGCGATGAAACACCGGAGATGCCGAACTCCCACAAGGAGCCGTACACTGGGCCGACTCCCGTGCCATATGACACGATAGCAACGCCCAGTTCCTTTGACACGTTCTGCCCAATGTTTGCTCTTCGTGCAAATATCTTGGTCGGGAAGGCTTCGAGTTCTGCGAGCATGGTGGTGAGTTCCTGCTCAAAGAGCACCTTAGAACTACCACCCTTGGAGCCGGTGACACTGAACGCGGCGAGGATGTTGTCCTCGGCCACGTCCCGCACGTCCTCGGCCACCCGCATACAGGCTGCAAGAGCCTGATGCGAACTTCCTACCGACGTTGCCACCTTGCGCCGCTCCGTCACTGGAGCCCACTCCACGCGGGAGCGCCAACGACTACTCATGACGCCCCCTCTCGCAGGTAGATGGTGATGTACTCGACCTTCGAAGTGAGCGGGTTCCAGTGCGGGACCGGGATGCCGTCCACCTCGTAGGTGTTCCCCTCCACAATGACCGACTCAAGCGCGTCCAGATCAGTAAAGGGCTGGACGATGACCTTGAAATCGGTCTTGAGGATGTCGCCACCGTCAACCACGGTGTTCGTGCGGCGCGGAGCGTAGTAAGCCTTCACCACTGTCGGGGACAGGGTGACAATAGGCTTGTTGTACGCATCCACGCCGGTCTGGACACGGCGGTTGAGAGTGACACTTGCCGTCATCAAAGCGCTAGTAATCATCTACCGTCACCCCTTCGGGTCGACGAGAGAGAATCCGTCCAGCGTCTCGATGTTCAGCGGCTCGGGGGTCAGCATGGCGATGGTCTTGATGCCACCGCCACAGCCACCCTCTGCTGTGATGATCCGAGTCTCCGAATTGGAGAATGGACCGTTATTGAAATCGTTCGCCCCTGCGTAGGTAACCGAGTACTCGCCAATCGTCTGCTGGCGAATACCACTGGGGTTATCTACTGCACGAGCAGCCGCCGCAACGACGACTGCTTGAACGTCCATCGGGAGATCAGCCCAAGTTAGCCACACGCTCCGCTGACACGGGGCGAGTAGCCTGACGTATGCCATGATCTCGTTGAGCATTTGCTCAAGGAGGGCATCGTCAACAGGCTGCCCGCTGCGAGCCGCTACTGCTGCGGCGAAATCAGGATCGACAGCCATAAGAACTCCTTAGATAGGCGGGCTGTTAGTGGGGGCCGGGATTGCCGACCCCCACCACCAGATGAACTAGGCGATGGACACGCCAGCGATGCCCTCGGCGCGAATGATCTTCGCGGTGAGGTAGGCATCAGCCGAAACGAGGTCCTGCTTCTTCACGGCGTCGTAGTCGAACACAACGCGCATGGCCTGTCCGTCGAAGGACTGGACCGAAGCGTTCGCAGCGCCACGCGGGACCTGCGGGGTGATGGACACGAGGGTGAGGGCTTCCTTGTGGACGATGTAGCCCTTCTTCGCGCCGAGCACGACCGACTCAACAACCGGCATCCCGAAGAGGCGACCGATCTGAGCGTTGCGCAGAGCGTTCGCGTCACCGGCCTGATCGGCCTTGATGAGGTTGTCGTTGGTGATGAGCGCAGCGGCGACATCGGAGCCCACGACCAGCACGCGGCTGTCGGCAGGAACCTCAGAAGCGGTCAGCGAGGAGCGGGCCGCAACGATGTCCGTGAGCAGCCCAGCGCCGGGAGCGGCGGGAGCAACGGTCTCAAGTTCCGTAGCGATCAACTGCTCGGCCTTGCGGACCATCGCCTTGCCCATGGGCTCGGCAACCTGGAACGAGAAGTCGGCCAGATCGAGGTCCCACTGCTCCTGCGTGATGTGCGCGGACACGTCGTACAGATCGCCAACGGTCAGCGTGATGCTGCCCTCGGTGATGTTCTGCGCAACGACGCCGGTCGCACGATCAAACAGGGACGCGGTGAGCGAAGCCTGCTTGCGGATCGTGATGGTGTCACCAGAGCCGCCACCGAACTCGTTCACGAAGGTGCGGTTGCACACCATCGGGAGAACGGCGCTGTACTGGTAGGTCGCCAGCGCTGCGCGAGCAACGTTGGTGGGGGTAATAAGGGTGTTAGCCATGTTTGGCCTCCTAGTTAGTTAGGCAGTCGATAACTGCGTTATGTTACGAGCGACTCTTGAGCATGGAGAGGAAGTCTTCGACCGAACTTTCCTTGGTCTCGCCTACAACACCCGCGCCAGTCTGCTCGGGTGATGCTGCCTTCTTCTCAACGAAGTTCCCCTTGAGCCCCTCAAGAAGGCTCTCGGCGTCGGCCAGCATATCTTCCTCAGTCTCGCCGCGCAGCCGATCAACGAGCGATGCGGGGAGGTTCTTCGCGGAGGCAACCTTCATACGAAGGAGCTCCGAGTTGAGAGCGTCACGCTCCTTGACAGCGGCGGCGAGTGCCTCCGCTTGCTTCTCCTGCTCTGACTTCTGCGACTGGACGTACTCGTCGTACGCCTTAGCCTTGTCAGCCAGTTCCTTGTTCTGAGTGCGGTACTTGGCGGCTTCCTGACGGAGTTCCTTCACGTACGACTCATCGAAGGACTTTGCACCCTCCACTGGAGTATTGCTATCGACCGTCTCATCAGTCGCGCTCTCCACGGGCGCGGTGCCTTCAGCATTGGCAGTGTTTTCACTCATATTACCCTCCTGGGGTCAAACGGCATCAAGCCGCGTTAGGCTGAAACCAAATCGCGCTTTGCGATCAGGTCCTTTACTTGTGACTTGCGAGCCGCGATGGCACGCAGGTCGTACTCCCTACCTGTTTTGGGATCACGCCAGATAGAGTTCTTGTTGTTGAAGTAGGTGTCATCCACCCCGGTGATGTCGGACATCGCCGTGTTGGAGAACACCGGGAACATGGCACATCGGCAGTTCGTGTGCGCTCGCCACTCGTGCGGGCGAGCACCGCCGAAGCGGTTAGCACCACGAAAGCCCATCTGCTTGCCCCATAGCGACCCGTAAGGAGTGTCGGCACCAAAATAGGTCGCACCCTTAGTCGCCAGCATTAGGCAGAACGAGCAGGCTCCGGGCTCGGGCTGGCGGTAGTAACGCATCACCGCTGCCGAAGTGTCGATGCCGTTCTCGTTCTGTTGTCGCAGAGTGGAGATGCGTTCCTCGTACTCTGCGTCTAGTTGAGCCATTGGTTTGCCGGTGCCGAGCACGCTGGATGGGGCTTGTGGCCCTTGGACAACGTAATCGAACGCAGTATCGCGGAAGTCGCTGAACGCCTGCGAGTTTATCGCGGTCGTCAGTTGTGACTTCGCCCGATCCACCGCTTCGACAGCGCTCATACCGTTGTCGATTCGGTGCTTGACAGCCAATGGCTGTGAGGCGATCAGCCGGTTCCACGGCATACCAGACGGCAGCCTCCCGTCACCGAGTTTGGTGGTGTCGGGAAGCCGCATCTTCGCCAGCGGGAAGCCAGCCGCCAACGCAGCCGCAGCCATGTAGGACTGCATTGCGCGGCGACCAGACGACTGCTGGAGCTCTATAGTCTGGCTTAGCAGTGGGGCAATGATCGGCCACACTTCGTCAAAGTTAGTAGGGGTAAGGATCGCCAGTAGGTCCCGCGTGAGCAGGACCCCTGACTTACGAGCAGCCTCCAACTCGCGGATCGAACTCGCGCGAGCGTCTACAAGGAGGCTACTTGATAGCGTTGTCAACGCCGCCAGCCGAGTTCAGCAGAGCAGAATCATCCTGCATCGAGGCGTCCGAGCCGAGCCCGTAGGCAGCGGCAGCCGCTCTAGCAGCCCGCTGGTTCTCAGCCTCGTACTCAGTCATCACACGGTCGATTGCCTGTGGCGAAAGCCCCAGACGCTCCAGCATGTAACGCATCGGCAGGCCCATGGAACGCAACTTCAGCACACCGTCGACGCGCTGGGCGTCGGAGCGGCGCTCCAAGTCCTTCCACAGGACCTCAGCCTCGTCATTGACCTCGTATCCGACCATCTGACCGCCGAGCCGCATGGCGTACTCCAGCGACTCGCCCCACTGCAACTGGCGCTCGGTGACCTTGGCCGTAAGACCGGCCTCCAGAGCCACCAGAGCGTCCGCAGAGATGTTCGAGATGCTCGTAGGTGTGAGAAGGTGCGGAGGCGTCTGTGACACCGCAGCGGCGTGCCTGATGTCCTCCTCGACAGCCTTGAGATGGGTGTCGAACGGAGACTCGCTCCACTCGCCGAAGCGGGCGTCGGGATTCTCGCTGACCACCAACTGATCGACGCCGATGCGGAACGGGGGAACGGCGTTGCCGTCCGTGTCCGTCTCGATGTCGATGCCGCTGATCCACCGCTGCCGCCATGAAGCGGAGCGCTGCACCATCAGTCGGTCAGCAATCGTCTGGATGATCCGTCGCTGCGGACCCTCGACCAGCGAAATCTCTGACAGGTCGCGGCCACGCGAGTCGACCCGATTAGCGAACCTCACGATGGGGGTCGCACCGGCACCGTGCTCGATGGCGCTGACAATCCTCCATCGGCGCGTGCTTGAAATCGTCTTGTCGTAGCGGAGACCGTAAATCGCCTCGCTATCGTAGAACCAGCCGTAGTCGTCAACCTGCTTTGCGGCATACATGACGAGCGAGGGGTCCGTGGGGTCATACTTGACGACCATGTTCAGCGGGGACTCGGGACGATACACCGGAACGTT